CCACAACGACCAAAGCAGAATTTCTCAACCCGTGGCTTGCCGCACACCTTGCACGACTCAGCATCACGCCATTTCGGGCGGCGCTTGCCGGTGCGCTTCCAGTAGCCCGAACAGCGCCGGCACATCGGGCGTGGTTTCTGCGTGTAGGACGGTCGAGACTTGCAATCCTGGCAGATGGGGCAAGGATCGTACTTGCTACGAATGGATATGTCAGGAGTCCAGTGCTTGCCGGTGCGCCACAGGAACGCATTGCAGCGCCGACAAATCCCCGTCGATAGTGAGTTGCCTATTGTAATTTCACGCCCACAGTCGATGCAGTTCGCCACTCTGGACAGTGGCCTTTCCTTGCCGGTGCGCCGCTTGTAGTTGTAGCACCGTGAACATCTTCCACTGGTCAGGTACTTCCGTACCGCACTCCCACAATTCACGCATAGCACATGCCCATCGCACATACTACGCTTGCGCCTCCGCTTCCTCAGCCGACAGAACAGGATAGGGAATCTTCTTTGGCCCGTGCTTCGCCTCGAACGCCTGGCACGTTTCATGCAGCAGGTCGGCTGCGTCCCATCCCTCCCGGTCGCACAAGTTTACCCACGCCTGCAATGCGTCCAGCAATGCCGTATCATCCTCGGCATCTTGGTACAGGCATAGCCATGTCAGCACGCTATAGACTGTGCAGTCATAAGTCCAACTCCCCTCCAGCGCCATCGGTGGCAACTGGAGGAATGCGCTGCAAATCATGTAGCCACATTGCCCCCACTCACGCTGGGCGTCGTGATCCTTCTCGTTGTTGCGCTTGTCGCCGTTGCGCCGCTCACGTAGCACAGCGTCCAGGTGTTCGCCCGCTTCCGTGATGGCGTAATCGATGCAGCTATCCACGTCCGGCAACGGAAAGACACCGTTCGTGCGCTCACGTGATGCACGTACAATCTCGACAAGCTCTTGTAGATTGCTCATGCTGCCACCTCCGGGCGCTGCCATTTGAGCAAGCGCCAGTCAACGCCGAGAGGGATGTTTACTCGTCGCCCCTTTTCGTAACCAACATCACGAAACCAATCGTCATTTGTCCAGCGCCACTCATTCGCCTTTGGTTCATCGTGAAACCAAAAACAATCTCCGTTCGGGTCAATCACAAACCATTGAGCGTCACCCCACCATGCGTCCGGTTTCGGCGCAAGTGCATCGTAGGCTTCTACCGTCGCCTGCACGATGCTCTTTGCCTCACGTGCCAGCAGGTCGTGATATGCTACATCCGCACTATCTGCCAGCACGCCAGCAGCGTCGATAAAGTTCATGCTCATAGTCTTGTCATCCTTTCCATAGCTTGCTCAATCTCTTGTTGTTCCATAAGTTTTCGATACGATTCCTCTGCCTCACACTCTGTACGCTGCGAGATGTTGCCCACAGCGTAAATCAGCACGCCGCACGCAATGGCGATGATGGTTGCGACGATGACGAATGCGGCGATCATGCCTATCTCCTACACAAAACAGTAGCCACTATCACAGCCATCAAACAGTGATGGCTGCTTATCCGTAATGTCAACCGCCTCCGTCAACGGTATCATTGCCTTGTGCAACCATACATGGCGATCACGTTGTTGAATTTCACGCTCGAACGATACTGCCTTCTCAAACTCTATCGGTTGCTGTTTACGCATATCCGCCCACATCAGCGGCGACTGATTAGGACACATCCAACAGCGTGATTTGGGCGGCGACGGCCAACCGAACGATTCGACCAGAGCGGCACAATTGACACGGCTAGTCGGCACAAGTTCAATAAGCGGATATACGTGCCGATACCAGTTCAATCCGCTAGGTTTCATGCGTTCGATTTCGTCCGTGCTGATACCTAGCCACACGTCGCAATCGTTGATATTGTGCTGACGTAACCAACGCCGTATAACGTGCTTCTTCCATTCGTTACTACAATATGTCGGCAGTTTCCCGTTACCATTCTGCGATGTAAACGCCGGAATGAGCAGATAATCATTTGATCTCCACAAATCGACATTGCTCAAATCATGCGCCGCAATCTCTACCGTCAATCCGATAGAATCCAACGCAGGTTGTACGACGGTATAAAGATAGTCCCATGTGCTTTGTATTTCCCGCCCGGTATCTGCCATCACTGCAATGTCAGGCTTGGGTAATTTACCTTGCAGAATGAGCACCGCAATGGCGGCTGTCTGTGTGCCGCCTCCGTAACTCCAAACAGTTGTCATCTCACAAACTCCAGCACGACGAACACGGCAATCATTGCCAGCACCAACAGCCAGCACCAAGCATCATGATTCATGCGCCAGTAGTAGCGGCGGCGTTCCAGCGGGTAGCGGCTATACTTGCGATAAGGAAACATCTCAGCCTCCAATAAACACGGCGCTGGTGCAGGTAAACCCAATGATCCCGATAAACATGACCAGCAATGCCATACCCGCCCGGACGATGATGAACCACAGCAGGATGCTGATTCCGAATGCGATCACCAGGCAGCCCGCCGCTCCCATTCCATCGGTCTCGGTTTCGTTTTCGTCGTTCATGCGCTGCTCCTGTTGAAAGTTCATCCTCCTTGCCTCCTGTCATTTAGCCGTCGCCGTCGCCGTCGCCGTAGCCGTAACCGTAGCCGGAGCCGTCGCCGTCGCCGTCGCCGTCGCCGTCGCCGGAGCCGTAACCGTAACCGTGGCCGCCGCCGTAGCCGCCGCCGTCGCCGGAGCCGTAGCCGCCGCCGTCGCCGGAGCCGTAGCCGTAGCCGCCGCCGTCGCCGGAGCCGTAGCCGCCGCCGTCGCCGGAGCCGTAGCCGCCGCCGTCGCCGTAGCTAAGCATTTTCGATACTCTCCTTCGCCACGGGGCTGCACGGAATGATTTCGCACATGCCGAGCAAATAAATCTCAGGATTGGTCGCGTCGACTTTTCCGCTCTTCAGGCCATGTTGAGCGACTCCGCTAAGAGCGACGCCGGATTTCGCCGTCCAACTCCACAGGCGACGCGAGTCAGAGAGAATCACGGCATCGCCGTCTACGCTCGCAAGCGTTCCAGCGTGGACGCCTGCCGCAGAGCACCGGCAAATCACGTATCTGCCAATGAACGGATGCTTCTTGTCATTGATGTTCATGTCTATCTCCTGTCTCATTGCTTTGTCTCATTGCTTCTTGGCTTCTTGCCAACCCATGCAGCGTGGCGATCCTGCTCGTTGCCTGCTGTAGTTGCGCCAATGCCGCCACTGCATCGGCCATCCGCAACTGCGCCTTCGTGTCGTATCGGTTTTTCGCTGCCCACCTTTCGTTCAATCAGGGTCAGAACCACGGCGTCGTGATGCAGGCGCAGGCGGGTCACAGCAACCTCCCCTGTCCCGACGCTTCCTGCTGCCGTGCCCGAAGCATGGCACACACGGCGATGATGCTGTCAGGTTCCGGCAACCCAACAACGGTCGTTACGCCGGTCGAACGCACGTAGTCTGCAATCTCGTTGTACTCGTCACCCTCTGGCGGGAGACTGCCGTATCGCTGCACGTACTCCGTTACGATGTCAAACGCTGTCACCTGTCTACCTCCATCCCCAAGTATTCCTTGATTACCCTTATCGCCTCAGCAGCCCCGTAGCACACGACGCTGCGCCACTCCTGACTGTCAAGCCACGCCAACCAATCGTCTTGTTCCGGCGTGGTGTGGTTGCTGTGGTCTGCCCGCTTCAACTCAATCGCCAGACCTACGTAGGTCTTGTCTGCCCCTGCGTCATGGGCGATGCAGGGAAGCAAAATGTCCGGCACTCCTGCCCTTTGGCCTTGCGCTTTGAGACGCCCTGCCGTGGCAGGATGACGCCATTCCCCGTTTGGCACATGAAACGCCCACGCCAACGCCGGGTGCTTCACCTTGTGTGCGTCAAGCCACGTGAACAGGGCTATTTGTTCTTCTGCTTCCGTTGCAGTACGAATGTGCTTTGGATGCACTTCCGTCAAACCGCATACGTATTCATGGGGTATAGCGGGCATTGTGGCGTCATCAGATATCCGCACGTCTGGATTCCGTTTGGCGATTTCTAGCAAAGCGTCACCCCGTTTGCTCATGCTACCAGTTCCGTTTGCTCGGCATCGGCCATCAGGTCAAACAATGTCGGCATGTGGTTTTGCGACTCAATTTCTCGCAGGTTCCGCACGGCGACGTTGTAGTAAGTCTCCTTGAGTTCGATACCGATGGCCTTGCGCTTCAACTTCAGCGCCGTGTACGCCTCGGAGCCGATGCCCATGAAGGGCGTCAGGATGGTCTCGCCAGGATTGCTGTACAGCTTGATGCAATGCTCAATCGTCCCGATCTGGAGGGGGCAAACGTGTTTTTCATCGTTTGTGTCCCGTGCGGTCGTGTACTGCAACGTATCCGACTCGCTGATGTCAGTCCAGATGCCGCCTGCCAGGTAAATCCATTGTTCGTTGTCAATCTCGCCATTCTCAACCGGCGTCACAGGGACGGCATTCTCGCCGGGTTTCTTGAAAAACAGCACACGGTCAAGAATCGCCGGTCTGCTACTGGCGCTGTCACGGGCAAGCGTCTTGAACAGGAGCGCATGGCTTTTCGTGCGAATCGCCTGAGCCTGCGGATTCTTGGCGACAACCGCATACCCCCAGTAGACCCACCCCTCAGCCTCATATGCTGCGATGACAGCGCCGGGAAAGTCCTTCATCCCCATGTAACCGTCACGTTCCTTCATCGCCGGAATGTCTGCCGTGTGGACGCATGTCAAGCGTCCCGGCTTCGTCACCCGTAGAATCTCTGCAATGATGTAGCGGTAGTGTGCAAAGAACTCAGTCGGCGTGCGGCTGTTGCCCAAGTCCCGCTCACTGTTCGAGTACACGAACAGATCAGCGAACGGTGGCGAGTACACTGACAAGTCAATCGAGTTCTCAGGAAGGCCTTTCAGCACTTCCCCGCTGTCGCCGTGATACGCTGCAAAGTTCTCACCGATTACCTGATTCATGACGTTCATGCCTGCACCCCCATTTGTGCTGCCTTCAACCATACCGGCAAGCGCATCTGCTTGCTGGCTTCGTAGACTTTCTTTTCCGCTGCACCGTCGTGCAGTTCCTCAAGTTCAAACTTGCGCACGTGGCTGATCAACTGCTCCGACATGTGCGCTGCCACTTTCTCTTTCGCCTGGATGGTGTCCCAAACCTCTTGCATCTGTGGAGTCAGCGATGCGTAAATCTCGACCGGGCGATCCTGCAAAAAGCGGTAGCTACGCCGGATCGCCTGATACCACTCCTCCCACGAGTAGCGCACCGTCACCCAGTACTGTTGCGTTGCGTTCTGGAAGTTCATCCCAAACCCGGCAATGTCAGGCTTGGTGACAAGTACTCGGAACTTGCCATCCTGGAACGCTTCGATCATCTCCGCTTTGCGCTCTGGCGAATCGCTGCCTTTGACCTCAACTGAGTCAGGTATCAGGCTGTGTGCTAGCGTCGATTCTTCTTCCAGGTACGTCCAGACGATCCACTGATCGCTGTCGGCATTGACACGGTTGGCCGCCGCCTGACAGCGGATGGCAACGGTCTTGCGGAGCAGTGCAAGGAAATCCTTGATGCCAGTAAAGCCGGTGAATACGAGCCGGTCATCGGGGATGTAGGTGTAGTCAATCCATTCCGGCGTGATGGTCAGCGGCGGGAGGATGTAGCCATCGTCGGAGTATCCCAAGTCAGACGGGCGGCGCACCGACATCGCCCACGATGCCATCCACTTGTAGAACGGTTCTTCGGCGTGGTGCCGGAGCCGCCACTCCTGCCCGCCGGCGTTGCTGCCCTTGCGCCGCATCCGCACGCCAGCAAACTCGATGTAATGGTCGATGTTGGCGTTGATAAAAAACATGGCTTTCATTTCGGCGGCGGTTGAAATTCCAAGAAACTCCGCATGATTGCCGATTTCAACCAAGTCATTCGGTGCTGGCGTGGCGGTGCAGCACAGTCGATACGGCGTGCGTGAGAACATTTCAGTCAACGTGCGGCGGGTCTTGCCATTAATCGCCTTGAGGATTGACGACTCATCCAACACCACGGCGCCGAATTGCGCCGGGTCGAATTTCTCAATCATCTCGTAGTTGGTGATCCAGAGATTGTGATCACTCGTCACCTGCTCAGGACTGCGCACGTATCGCACTTCCAAGTCGATCTTGCGTGCCTCTCGCACCGTCTGGCGTGCCACTGACAACGGCGCTACGAAAATCGTGCGCTGCCCCAACAGCCTTGCCCACTCCAGCGACACACGTGTCTTGCCGAGTCCGGTATCGGCAAACGTCGCCGCCCTGCCTTTCCCCACCGCCCAGACAACGATGTCACGCTGAAACGGTTTCAGCGACGGATGAACCTGACTGGCATCAACCTTGATACCGTGACTGCCAAAGATTGGCCGCTTTTGCGCTATAAATTGCCGGTACTCGTCCAAGTTGCTCATTGTCTCTCCCCTGCTGATATGTCTATGGAAAAGATATTATCACATTACGATGTGACAGTCAAGCATGAAACTGTGCGAATATTCCATTGTATTGTGACGTTGTGCCGCTATTTGACTTCCTCGATGTCGTAAACGCTGAATAGTTCGGGCCGCATGAATTGCATCAGTGAGCCGGTCGCGCCCAGTGTGTTCTTGTCGATCTTGACGTTCATCGTGTTACTGTACCCGCCATCCTCTTTGTCACGATGCAGGATGACGACTACGTTCGCCTTCTCCGACTTCTCTCCAGCGCCACGCATGGCGGTTCTGTCGAGATTGTCGAAGTCATCCTTTTTGCCCGCCTTGCTCAGTTGAGCCAGCAGCACGACAGGCGTTTCCGTCTGCTCAGCGAAATTCTTAATCTGCTCTACGTTGTCTGCCTCACGCTGAAACGTGCTGTTGCCGTACATCTGCAACTGGCGGCGGCTGGCGGCATTTTTCTCCAGGTAATCCACCACGACCACATCGCACAGCCCATCTGCCTTGAGTTGGCGCAAGCGTGCTATCGTGCGCTCCATTGTCCAGCCGGCGCTATGCTGGTAGGTGATGCCGCCCTGAATCGTGCGCAGCTTGCCGTGTGCCATCCGCACCGCCTCGAGCTCCTGCGCAGACAGCGTGCCGCTTTTCAACTGGCGCACCGTCAGGCCCGTGTGCCGTGCATAGCGCCGATCCATCATCACAGCGTGGTTCAACTCGTAATGGACGTACACGACACGGTTGCGCTGCAACGCCCACGATTCGCTGATGCACTCTGCCACGATGGTCTTGCCCTGTCCGTCACCGGCTGTGATGACAGCTAACATGCCTGGTGGCAGCGGGTCAATGATGCGATTCCAGCTTGCCCACGGCCACAACAGCGACTTGCGCTCACTCGGTGGCGTCATGGCGTCCAACGCACGGCGATCAAGCAATGACTCGTAGAAGTCAAACGTTTCTTCCCAAAACATCAATCCGTCTTTGTCATCGCCCATCCCGCCGAGTCGCAGCAGTTGCTCAGACATCCAGTGATGCAAGTCGTTGACATCTTCCTCAGCCATCGAGCGGCGTAGCACCTCACGTGCAAACGCCATGTAAACCTCATGCTCAGCACTCATACCATCACCTCAACTCGCTCTCCCGTTATCGGGTCTGTGTAGTACGCCATCTGCTTCGGCTTGGCGGCAGCTTCCCGCCGACGCTTGATGTCCGGCAGTTTCTCATCCATTGCTACCTTCGTCGGACGCTGGCCCTTGTCGAATCGCCAGTCAGTCGGCCAGATGAACTCCTTCCATGTTCGGACATCTTCCGGCAGATAGCCAGCATGACCGTAGCCATTGCCGATTTTTACCCACTTGGCATACGCACCAGGTATCTTCGGATCGAACTCCAGCGCATACGCCAAAGCATCGACCCAAGCATCCTGCTCTTTCTGCCTGTCGCTCCGTTCACGCTTTGGCTTGCCAGATGCGTGAGTAGATATGCTTTGCGCCGAAGGCGCACCGTCGCCAGACGGCATATTCTTCTCTGCATCTCTCTCTGTCTCTGAATCTGCTTCTGTATCTGGATCTATATCTATATCTGTATCTGGGGCGTTACCGTGCGTTACACTGTCGTTACACTGCGTTACATCGTTGTCGGTAACGCTATTCCGTCTGTTTTCACGGTGCCGGCGCACACGTTCTGCGCTGTCATCCTCACGTTTCGGTTGGCGTTTGTCCCATGCTGCCAACGTGTCGCCATCGGTAATGACGCCCTTCGCACGCATGGCGCTGAGGATGTTCAGTACGTCGGATTCGTCGCAACCTGCCCAAGTTGCGTATGTTTCCACGTCGAATCCGGCAACGCTGCCCCGCTCGTCCTGCTGGCTTGCGTAGTCCAGCAATGCCCAAAACACGGCGCTTACCATCATCGGAGTTACGCTTGCCCGCCGTGCGATAACCAACCACTTGCTATCTGTCGGCGCACCGTGCCATGATCGAAACCAGTCCATAGGTTTAACCTCCTACGCTGCGAGTCTAGTCACTTGTCGTACATCGTTTAGTGTTGCAAGCAAGGACAGATTGACAAATGGTTGCCAGTAATACATCCCTGTTGTCCCGTGTCTATCCGAGAAATGACTCAGCTGCTCACGCATCTTAGTTATCTCTGCGCCAAATAATCCTGTAGGACACTGTGCAGGGGCATTCCATTTCTCTACATCTGGCTTCCAAGTGTCGCCGTTGACATGAAGAAAAAGCACCCACACGGGCAGATCGGTAACGCTCGCAACTTGGCAATAATCATCAAAATGTCGTTTGTCAATGCCAGTCACAAAGTATTTACCCTTGCCGTACCATGTAAACCGTGTTTTGTGTTTCACCTCAAACCACTTGAAATCTCCATTGCGAATGCCCAAAATGTCAGGGACGATCAATTGAGACATTCGATTACCTTGTGCCAAAAATAAACGCGGCCCCTTACCGTTATCAATTTCCTTTTCATACGCTGGCAACACATGCCAACCCCTACTACGAAGCCATTGAGCAATGATGCTTTCTCCAAGTTGCCCCTGTTGCAGCGAATCACTAAAGCTCATAGACGTTTGCCCCCCATCCAAATCGTGAAAACTCCGATAGAAAAGCATCTGCATGTTGCCCGATGTAAATAATTGCCTGGCCTTGCAGTGGTGCGCCTAGAGTGCCATCTGGTTTCCAAAATCTCACTCTGCTACGAGGGAAAACTACAGCAGTCGCTTCGTCAATCATCTCTTGAAACCATGTTGTCTCAGTAGCATTGTTGACTAGGATAATTGCCTGTCTAACGTCACATTCCGTTACATGGTAAATTAGCTTGCTTGCGAATTTTCCGATAAGTTCACCGGCGTATGGCGGATTCATCCATACATTACCTCGCCAGTGATGAGACAGACCGTCATCTTCTGCCGTGTAATATGTCACTGCCCGTATCGTCTGGTTGGCTATGTCTGAGGATGCAGGATCAAGATCGATGCGTCCCATAACTTTTCTGGCGGCCTCGATGTATTCCGCTGGCGTATACCATTCGTTATTGCCAGAGTTGAAGGACACATGCGGGCGTGACGGTTCAGGTTGCATTACCTGCATGTCATCATCCGTCAACGATTCATCATTATCATCTGCCCAATCGAATGCTGGTTCCGGTTCCGGCAATGGTTCCGGCCTTCGGTACTCGCTAACAACGCTCTGCACGTGCGCCGCCGTCACCTTGCCGGCAGGCGCTGTATCGACTGCCTTTGCCCATGCCTCTCGCTGTTGGGCGGGTTCTAGGACGGTGAGGGGCGCAACGTGCGATTCACGATGTGTAAAATTTTTCACATCGTCTGCCAGGTTCCCGGCAACCTGTGCAGCATCCATCAACTGATATGCACGCCGCCTCTCAAGCCCCCACCGCTCCCGGCAGTAGTCCTCGAACGTGGCGTGCGTCTGACGGTAGAGCCGCCCGTCTCGAATCTCTAACAACGCATTACCGACATGCACGAAGGTTTGCATACCGGCGTCAATCACCGATTCCAGCACTTCTAGCCGTTGCTTTTCCGCCATCAGAGATGTAAGTGTGTCCATACCCTTGCCTCCATGATAAAAAATCGATCTTGTATGATAGACATTCGACAAAATGAAACGCGCAAAGCGCACCGTTCGATGTGGCGTGGAACCAAGGTTGCTAACGTTGGGCGTTTCCGCTTACTGATAGCATGAACATCGAACGGTGCGCTTTGCACCGAACAGGTATGCAGTTATACAGGGGAAACAAAAAACGCCCCTGATGTGTTAGCAAACTCATGGTTCCACGCACTTGTTCGCTGTCACTCATTCTAGCACACCTGCCTACTCTGGTCAACCCCTCACGCCGCCCACTTTGACAGCCCGCTGCGAATCGTTGACGCAACCTCAGACTTGTGCAGCCCGATGCGCAGCGCCGCAGGTTCGAGGATGTCGTACACCTCATGGCGGCTGATGACACCGTTGCGCACCAACTCGCCCAACGAATACGCCGCACGGTTTAGCGTGTCGTTGCGCTCTCCCTGCCGTGCTGATTCCATGCGCCGTTGCCAGTAGCGAATCAGCCTGCCAGCATCGCCGTCAAAGTTCACGTCCTGGCGTGGCGCTTCGTGGGTTTGTTTTGCCTCTGCGCCGGTCTGGAGATACTGGTTGATGATCTCTTTCACCTTGTCGAGGGGTAGCACGTGATTCAGAAATGAAAGCTCACAATTCAGACTGCCGTAAAAGAATCGACAAGGGTCTTTGCACTTGGGATCAGCCGTGCCGAACAGCCAGAGCATCGCCTTTGTCGCAAGCACGTAGTTTTTTGCCTGCATGATCGGCGTGTCGAGCACAAACACGACTCGACTCTTGGGTGCTTCCGGCAATGACGATGGCGTGGAATAGGCCATCGCTGCGTACTGAGCCACGAATTTGTCAGACAACAGGTGAGGGATGCTGCTGGTCACGTCGCCGGCATCGAAGTCAAGCGCAATGTGCTGGCCGAGTTCGTAGTTCTCAGAGTTGCGCCACTGATTCTTGTGCCAGGTCGTGAACGCATGGCCCTGTTGAATCTTCCAGGCGATGTCAGACTGTATCAGTTCGTCACGCTCAAATGATGCGTTGAACTTCTGCCACAATGAATCGCCCGCCGGAATCTTCCCTTTGAGTTGCAGACTGGAGAATGCAATTTTGTAGACACTCACGCTGCCACCTCCTGTACTGCCAGGAGATGTGCCCACGCCTGCGCCCACAGTGCATCACGGTTGCACCCGTAGGCGATGAAGATTGCCGCCTTGCCACGCCACACGATGCACTTCCATGCGCCATCAATTCGGCGCACTGAGAACCATAGCAGATGCTTTTCGCCCATGTTGCCCCCTCGGAGATTGCCCAGAAACATCAAACTACAATCAATACTATCACATCGAAATGTGATAGTCAATCATCAGAATATGCTATTGTCACATCGAATTGTCGCACGGCATCACCAGGGGGATGCTGGCGTAGATACCGTGCATAGTCCAGCTTGTGATTGATGGCGCGCTGAATCGAATCCAGCGCACGCTCAAGGCGCATCACGCCCCATCCGTCGCTGAATCGCCAGTTGTGTAGTTTTCCTAATAGTGCGCCGACCGCTCCACAACGACAGCGCACAACCAATCAAAGAAGCTTCGGCTCAGCGCCGGGGCATTTTTGTTTGCCCCAGCGGCTACGCCACTATTCGTAGCGTATTCTCAATGGCTGACCGGGGCGAGGGAAAAAGACTCGACAGGGGAACCGGTGTAGGTCAGCAAGTCGGTTGGATTGCACTTCAACGCAACCGACAGCCGCCGCAACGTTTCACTTGTGAAATTCTCCCCCGCCAGGCAGTTGTCCAGCGTGTTTCGATGCACATCGGCAATACGTGCCAGTTGTGCCACGCTGGAAATGCCAGCACGATTCATCAACTCATGCACTTTCGCCTTGTCTATGATGATCTTCCGCTCCACTACTCCAACTCCATTCGTTCCACCATTCACATTTGCATTCAAGTTGCTTACCTCCTGACGTAATGGTATCACATTTCGCTATGAAAGCGCAATGGATTGTCTGCACAAAAATATATGAATTTTGTACGAAAAAACGGCTTGACATTCACAAAACAATGTGCTAGACTTAGCTATAATCAAGTGTCACAGAAAAGGTTGCCCGCCACCGCATAAACGATGACGGGCCAGCAAAGGAGTGAGTGAGTGATGCAGATGCAGACAAGCAGTAAGTCACCTGTCAGTTTACATGATGGCAATGGAAAAGTCAGCCCATTTGACGGTTGGCTTACGTTTGCCGGATTGTTCTCCGACGTTGACGCTTGCTGCGAGTCTGAGGAATCACCGCTCGTCATCGGTGACACTGAGGACTTTTGGAATCATCCGTATCACCGGCAAGGCGTGGACTACACCGAGCCGGCAATCCAGTAAGGACAGGGGCAACATGGGCATTGACACTCTGGGCAGGGTAACGGAACAGATGCGCTACAAGAACTACGTTTCGCCGGTTGATGACGAGTCATTCGGGCGGGAGTTGTTCTTTCACGGGCGCAGTCGGGAAGCGTGCAAGAATCAGGCGCAGTTTGCCGGGTTCGACAGTGCGGCACGGGAGGCGTTGCGGCGTGAGTGGTTGGCTGCGGACATGCAGCAGATTGCAGCAGCATAGGGGGGCAAGATGAAGTGCAAGGAGATTTTCAGGGAAGTCAAGAAGGTCACGACCGATGACACGAAGTTCTTTGTGACTGGTTCTGTGACTGAGTTCACGCAGCGCACGTCATACGCCAAGCGCAGTCGGTACGCCGTCTTCGTGGAATGGGATGATCGCTTTGGCGACAGCGAGGGTATCACCGCCGACGAACTTTGCAAGGATGGCGCAACGATGGCTGATGCAATCCGGCGCTGCATCGACCTGATTGACCTGGCAGCGTACCGACTCAGCCGCCCGTTGGCTGAGGGCGTGAAGGTTGCCGACAGCACCGACGACGACGAAGATATTTGTTTCTAGGGTCTACGCAGTGGTGCGGCTGCGCAACAACGCACAGGAGGCAGGTCATGGCGAATGAAATTGTAGTACGGGCGGCAGATGTGCCGAACATGGACGAACTCAAGCGACTCGGCATCATGCTTGCCACGTCTGGCTATTTCGACACGGCGGCAAAGACTGACGTTGCGGTTGCGCAAATGTGCGTCAAGGTGTTGGCCGGTCGTGAACTCGGATTTGGCCCGTTTGCATCGGTCAACGGCATCCATGTCATCAAGGGTAAGCCGGCTGTGTCTGCCAACCTGATGGCGGCGGCAGTCAAGGCGAATCCCTGCTACGATTACCGGGTGCGCCAGATGGATTCTAAGGGCGTGGTGATCGAGTTCTTTGAGATCGTGGACGGCAAGCGGGAAAGCCTGGGCACATCGTCTTTCACTTCGGAGGATGCCAAAGCCGCGGGGACGCAGAACATGGAACGTTTTGGCCGGAACATGATGTTCGCCCGTGCCATGTCGAATGGCGTTAAGTGGTTTGTGCCGGACTGCTTTAACGGCAATGCCGTTTACGTGCCAGAGGAACTCGGCGCAGATGTGGACGGCGATGGCAACGTGGTAGACGTTGACTATCGTTCTGTGGACAAGGCGACTGGCGAAGTTCGCACCACACCGCAGGCTGCACCAACCAACGGCAACGGCAACGGTCATACGCCGGTCGCTGCATCAGCCGATGTTCCGCAGGAAGTCAAGGGATGGGAACGCCCCGAAGATGCTTGGGAGTGGGCTGTAGGCATCGGCGCAATCGACCACGTTGAACACGCCAAGAATCTGATGAAGCAGATCACGCGCGAGAAGTTCAACGGCAAGTGGCAGGGCAACGAAATGGCAATCTACGTCACCTTCTACCATGAGTGCATGGTACGGGTGAAGGCCGCAGTCGAAGCGGTGACGCTGGAAACGGCGACGGAACAAGACCCGGAAGGCGTATTCGCATAACAAGGAGAATCAACAATGGCAAGGCAATGGCAACAGAATCCAGATCATGTGCCGAATTTCTCTATACCCGGTTACACCGATCTTGGCTGGCAGTTGCACTGGGACAACTCGCCAGAACTCAAGGCGTGTTATGAGTCAGGGCATAAGCGGCGCGTGGTGGACAATTCGCTATATCTGTTTCGTAGCACTAATCGCATTCACATCTGCGATGAATGCCGGAACTACTACCACATCGATTCAAGCGATTAGTTAGGTGCGCACTCCCCCCCCCCCGCCCGACAGTGCCAGTGCTGCACACTGGAAAGCGAAAGGTTCGAGGTGCCATAGTTCTGTGCAGAATGGGTGGGGGGATTTTTCTAGCTGAGTGAGTGAGTAGCGAAGGGAGAGAGACAATGTGGAATTGCAAGCGGTGCAGAGACAGGGGAGAAATCGGTTCGCTGACCATCATGCCAGATGGCACGGTGGCTAGGGACTTCCGTCCGTGTCCTGAGTGCAATGCTGACGGCGATGCGTTTGCGCCAGCAAGCAAGCGGGGCGGGCGGGGTACGACTGATACCGGCGATGGGTTGCCGGACATTGACCGGATTCCGATGGCGGTGCAGGAATGAGTGAGACATACGGCTACGAATGGGCTATCGACAAGATTCGCAAAGAGACTCATTGCGCCTGCACCGTTGCAGCGCAATCGGATGAATTGTTTCTCGTGAACATTGAATGGCCGGACGGAAGACCTCTGTTCAATGGCGAGTGCCATGAGGCGCATATTGTGCAGTTCGTGATTGAGGCTGTCATGATTGCGTACATGGAACTTGTATCATGAGTGAGAATACACAAGTGCAGCGTTGGGTGTCACGGGTTACACTTGCGCTGTTGGCACTCCTGACAGTTGCATCAATCGTCAACCTGCACGACATGGCAGAGGCAACGCACACCGCCGACGGTGTGACTGCCTGGATCGTAGCGGTTGCCATCGGTGGCACGTTGTCAGTCCTGGTGTACGTTGCCAGTATCACGGATGGCAGCACCAGGACAGTTGCAACCAGCTTCGCCATCTTTGCGGCGTTGGTGTCAACCGTGTTACAGGTGTCGTTGTTTCTGAGTCGGGGTGCAAATGCAGGTGTAGCGTTGGCGTTCGGCGTTGGTGTGCCGTTTTTCGAGGTTGCACTTGCACTGACGGACAGTATGCTACGCCGCTACGTTGCACCTGCTACTGTCAAGCAACTTGCACCGGTTACAGTAGATGCAGTCACGGTGCAGCCTACACCGCAACCGGCACCGAAACATGCGCAGGTTGCACCTGCAACTGACACGGTGAACAAGTCGGAACTTGCACGTAAGTTTCAGGTGTCAAGGCCAACGATTAACACATGGCTGGAAAGTGGCAAGTTGCGCCTGACAAACGACGGTTGGCAATTGAACGGTGCGAACGGGACGGGAGATTGACGACATGAACACTGATGCAGAGCTGTTGGCGATGCAGTACCGTGATGCGTTGGTCAGGCTGGACGAGTTGCAATCGACGTGCGGGTAGGGTGCAGACACACCCTACCCGCACTGAGTCAGTGGCGTTGATGGCCGCCACCAGACCTACGGATAGCATAGCACATGCCCGCCATCAGGCGGGTTTTTGTTTTCATGGAGTAACGATGCCATACAAGCAGCAAACCACATCGACGTTCGTGTCAGCCCAGGAACCGGCACGCAGCGCACCGGCGACAAGCGATGCTGTCTCTGCCAAGTGGCGTGACAATCTCGGCGTATGGATTGGCAGCACGACGGTACTCGTCGCTCTGCAATGGCTATGGTGCATCGTCGGTTATGTTGTTGGCTGGCGGCAGACCTGGCACCCATCATGGCCCGCATTCCAGATGTGGACACTTGCGGCAGCGTTCATCGGCGCCGTGCTGTTTGGGCTGCTGATGATGTGGCGGTCGGCGCTGGATGAACGGGAACGGGCTGGCGAATTTCTCTGGCTGCGCAGTCGGGTCGATGAACTGAATGCAGAGTTGGAGGAAGCCGACGCCACCATCACGGAACTTGAGTTTAAGTTGAACCGTGCGCAGGTGGACTTGCGAGAACAATACACGCAGATGCAGGCAATGATGGCGATGGATCGCCAATTCGTTGCATCAGCGCCGGCAGCGAGTAAAGAGAGAATCCCGTTGCCACTGTACCGTGATGCCGTGATGTTGGCAGACCTGTCGCTGACCCCACCGCGCGAGTACAGTCGGGACAAGACATGCCGCAAATTCGGGTGGACTACGACCCGATGGTACGCCGCGCGTGATGTGCTGGTGGCGGCTGGAATCTGGCAGACGGACGGCAAGGCGACGGCAGTCAAGGTGCAGAATCGTGCTACGGCACAGGCGCAACTAGCCCTGTACGCTGGACATAACGAAGTAGGCGAAAAGTCAGACGACTAGCCAGTCAGTCAGACGACTGACTAGACTAGACATGTGTGTCTGACGAATCGACGCCCCCACCGGGGCAGGGAGGTAGAGACTTTGAACCTTACAACGGCGATCTTCTGGACACTGGTAACAAGCGTGTCGATGCTGGCTTTGTGTGGCGTGGATTTGCAGACGGGCATCCTGTTACGCCTCGCCCCTGCTGAGGTGTGGGGCTGGATGGGGCTGATTATTTTCGTGTCGGCGGCAATCAACATGGGCGTGGCAATCGTGCGATTCTGGACTCAGCCACAGACGCAGCAGCAGGCA